TATATCCTTTAACCATTGAACTCTATCAGGTACATCTCCGTACTTAATATGATCTGCTCTACATAGAGCCATTAGGTTCTCTATTCTGTCCTTGTCTTTAGCACCTCCTGATCCTCTATTCTCTATATGATGAATATCAACTGCTCTGCCTCCGCAGATCTCACAGGGAATGAAATCATCCAGAACATAATTGAAGTGCTTCATATAGATCTTAGTATGCTTTTTCATTGTAATGTCAATGTATTTACAGGAGTCCAATTACAACAAGCACTCACAGGATATTTATCTTTCATCTCCTGATTCTCTTTAGGGAATAATCTGGTAATCAAATACTGCTCTACCCAATGCATATCACTCTCATTCATAGTAAATACATAAGCATCATCAAAATCCTTAGTATTAAAATGAGACATCAATCTTCTTCTTACATCTTTACTCTTCCCTATGTAGTTTAGAATCCCAAAACGATTATACAATAGATATACTCCAGATAATTCAGTATTCATCTTTTGTTTTAAATCACTCCTGCTTAGTACCGATATCCTTCTACAATCAACATCCTTTTTAGTGAGGTGTTCTTCTATTTCCATAGATTCATAATGAGAAATCAATCTTGTTCTTTCAACACTATAATTACACAATAGCAGCCTGTACTGATATACCTTCTCACTATTCTTGAATAAGTCTGGAATCTGTATCACAATGTTCCTGTAATTGTGTAAGTATCTAGATCCTGACCTCTAACGAAGAAATCTCTGTATAGGCTAATCGCTCTGTTGAACTTCGCCTCTCCTCTCTTATAGAACTCCTCTGATACATCATAGATTCCTATATCTGTAGATGACTTATCTAATACTATAAATGTGAAGTCCTTATATGAGGTCTTGAATAGATTGCAGTAGATATAGCATTGTAGATCATATCCATATTTATCTGCTGAATATTTGAAGGCTTTTAGATCTGTGGTTGTCTTAAGATCAATGATCTCTCCTCCTCTCTGGATATCTGCCTTCCCTCTAAACGGGAATCCTCCGATCAGATCTACCATAGGAACTTCACATTCAGATCCTGATAGATAACTCAATGCTAATTCATTCCTATTAAATGCATCAGCCATACGATCTCCTGCTTCCTTATCCTTTCTAGTGATGCAAGTCTTAGGATTATCTAACTGAGCCTCCTTAAAGGCTTTAGTATTCTTAGAAGCAACATCTACTACCTCAAAGATATCATCAAAGTTCTGAGGCTCTAAGATCATCACATGAATAACCCTTCCCATTAGAAGAGCAGGAGATGATTCTACTGATCCATACTTCTGAACATTATAGAATGTCTTAGGACTATCTAGAAGCATCTTACAACTAGAAGAGGATAATGCTATCTTATTCAATGCTCCATAATAGAACTCATCACCTCTGGCTTTATCTATTAACCATTGCTGATCGTAGTCAGCACCATCTAACATTAACATGAGTAACAGGTTAAGATTTCTACTAATTCAAATACTGCTATCATAGCAACCATTCCTAGAATGACCATAGTCTGCAAGAATGCAACTACTGCTACCTTATTCCAATCAATCTTTTTCATCTCTCTCTTATTTAAATGAAGGAGGGGTTTCCCCCTCCCTTGATTATTATTTTACTAAGTATCTGTAATGTGGTTTCTGAATCTCTCCACAAGCGATAATTGTGTATGCTCTAACTTTCTTCTCTCCATCTGTGATCGTTGTAGAGATATTTAGATCCATGTAAGATGTGGTTAATTCTAATTTATCTTGGTTTAGATCTTTCTTCTCAATTCTCTGAGCAAGTTTTACGATTGAGTTTGCGTAGTGTTTTTTTGCTGATTCAACTTGAATCTCAATCCAAGTATCAATATCGTTTCTCCAAAAACATAGTGGCAATTTTTCCATTTTGCGTTCCATCGCCCACCATTCTTTAGTTCCTTCAGTAGTGTATTTGTGATCTGAAACCGCTTGTTTTATTGATTGAAAATCATCTTTCGCCCAAATGATTGTTTTTTTAATGTAAGCCTTTTTTAATTCTTGAGTCTCAATTGTAAGTTTTTCTGTAAGTGTCATATCTCTCTCTCTTTGTTTGATATTCAAATCTAAGAAAGATATTTGAATTGACAATGAATTTTAATAATTATTTTTCATCATCATCAAAAAAAGTTTCTCCGATGAATGTTTCCAAGTCATTAACTCTCCTGTTAAGAGATCTGATTTGATTAAGAGCAATGCCTAATCCTATCCCAAATAATATTAATATCATTTCTCTAGTATTTGATTTCTTGTATTAGAAGGTCTTCAACATCTTCTATTCTTAGATAAGTAAACACATCCTGCTTTCCGAATCTCCCTATCCACTTATAAAGTCCCTGTGAAGGCTTAACCCTGTTCTTCCTTAATACAACATCAGGGCTATACTTTTCGCACTTGTCAATCACCCTCTGTCTGAGATCATCTTTCTTAAACACATAGAACCTATCAGGAAATTGAAAAGCTATGTAGTCTGCTTTAGAATCTTTAGCACACCATCCGTGATATCCCCATACATTAAGAAACTCCAGAAGAATGAAGCCGTGCTTATGCATAGGCTTTAATCCTTTTACATCAATACACTTACCATCCCAATAGAAGTCAATGTGCTTCTTATCATCTTCTAGTTCCGATTTGATAGCACCTGTTAATTCCTTAAACAAAGCCTCACCATCTTTACCTATGGATATACAATGATTGGTTCTATCATCGGATTGTTGCAATCCCTTCTTTAGATAATTATTTAGAGACATCTAGTAACTCCTGAAGTTCTCTCATCCATTGCATCCAGATCTTAGGTGAGCAGGTGCAGGGGACATCAAACTTATGGTTAAACACTCTAGCGTGAATCGTAGCAATCCTCTCACGATCCTGATGCTTTAATGATTTCTTTCTGAGAATACCAGAATCTAGATATTCAATCTCTTCAGGATCTAAACATTCAGGTTGTCTAGAATACGGGAATATCTTATTGAGTCTGTCCCTTCTCTGATTGCAGCCACAATCATCTCCTGCAATAGCCTTAACTACCTTCTTGATTCCTGTTGCCTCTGTGAACTGCTCAATAGTATCTCCTAATCCCTTAGGCTTATTCTTCTTTGGTCTGCCTCTCTTCTTAGATTTTTTCGTAGTCTCCGTTTCCGAAATCTTCCCAATCTTCTCTGAGTCTGTCGTGGATTCTTGCTTTGCCATTCTTGATCGTATTCTTAATTGATGTTAAACCTATATCTGTATCTCTATGGATCTGATTCATACTCGTTCCCTCCATATGTATTCTGATCATCTTCTCATCATACCAATGAAGTTCCTTCATCTCATCCTCCATATAGGTTATGAGTTTCTCAAGTGCTGCTTTCTCCTCTGGATAGGGTTTGTAATCTTCAATATCAAAATCCTCTAGAGATACCTTATTGATCTTCTTCTTTGCTCTCTGGTATTTAAGAGCCGTATTGATACAGGATCTATAGACATAAAAAAAGTTAAGGGAGTCCTCCTCGTAAAAGTTGGTTCTCCCTTCGCTCTCTAATTCTAAAAGTCGTAGAAACACCATCTGAACTATATCAGATGCAATCTCATAAGAACCATCAGTATATTCCTTAATAAATCCTGTGAGTCTTTTGAAATTCTTCCTGTAGAATGTTTCTATTCTTCCCATGTTATTTGTACCATAACTAAACCTAGCCCCATCTGGATCAGGTGCATTGGTTTACGCTCAATATCCTCAGGATAGTAAGCATAATTAAGTCCAAACATCAATCCATATAAAGGGCTAAATTCAATTTGCATTTATCAACTCCTTAAAGTTTTTATTTTGTTTTCGTAATATACTGCAATTATCATTCAATTCTTGACACTTCAGTGTTAATTTCTGCACTTCATACTCTAGTTCTACAATTCTCATCTTCTGTCTAGTGAACTGAGCCTGTAATCTGTTATCACTTTGAATGTTCTCAATAGGACAATCCAAGAGCATCTGCGTTGCAGTTGAGAAGTAAAATCTATACAACTCACTCCAATCATGATTAATCTCGTGATTCTTAACTGCGTGATGTATTGTAGCGTGATTCTTATCAAAGATCCTGCCTATCTGCATCAAGGTCATATACTTTCTCATTGAGACCATCATAGCTGATCTCGCATATACCTGTTCTGTTTCTCTAGAGTTGTTAGGAATGAGATTGATCTCATCATAATACTCCTTCAATATCTTACTTAAATCTTCCATGTTATCTCTTTTTCTTTATCTATTATCTTTTGAAATGGGATCCTGTGTAGCCTCCCTGTTGATGTGTTCCTGACTATGTAATAACTAGATCCTACATCAATATCTGATTCTTCCTGATCGGTTCTAGTTTGCAGATATGCATGAGTCTCCATACATACGAACTCCATACCATTGATCTCAAACCTCTGTCCGTTGAGCATCTTCCTTTTAAAATCCATCCATCTCTCTATTTAGCATCTCATTTAATTTATGATTCTCTTTCTTCAGATCATACAACTCCTGCTTCAACTTACCATTCTTAATCCTAGCATCTAGGATCAGTTTATCTAGAGTCGTAAAGTAATCTGTTATATGTCTATAGACTGCTGCGGTATCAGCACAGATATGAAACACCTCCCACATCTGCTCTTTAGTCATTGATTCCTGATCACTTAATTCTTTACTTAGGTAGTCCAGAGCCTGATATAACTCTGCCTCCTTTTCCATATAGTATAGCCTATTACCTTCAAAATGGAGATCCATCTAATTGTCTTTCTTTAGTTACCAAATTTATTCCATTTATTCTAAACCCACAATTCCCATTTGTAGATTCCATCCTGATCGGTAAATCTAATGGTGTAGGTCTACCTCCAGATTCTAACTCCTTCACCTTCCTTACATGAATATCTGTGAAGATCCAATCCTGACTATGCTGCGTGTATCTATGGATCACAAAGAATTCATCAGAGCGGTTCACGAATTTACCACCGCCTTCAACATCACTAGCCATAGGAGGCATCGTATGATTTACATATTCATGAGATCCTCTATGAACTTGTCTTAGTGCCTGTGTTGCAGGATGCGTATTCACTATCGTAGTTACACCATATTCCTTACAGAACTT